GAATGGAATTGCAATTATTGCCGGTTCTGACAGGATTGACGGATATAAAGTACAGTTTCGGGGAGTGGATTATAATGTCATCTTCGATGAAATAAAAAGAACCGAGGAGGATATTTCTGCGTCCAAGGCAAGAAAAGCTATTGGGAATAATGATTTCAAGGAATATAAAAGGAATGTGGCAAAAGGATTGGATAATGAGGAATGGTTTGAGAAGTTTCGCAAGCTCCTCAAGGCAACAGTTGGAAGGCCTGGAAATGTCAGGGGTCAGCTGTTCAAGGAAGAAAGGACATACACCATACAGGAACTCATCAATGAGGATATCAACCGCCATATGGAACATTTTGAGGACAATATGTTCAACAACGGTGTGGACGGTATAAAAAAGAACATCGAGTTGGCTGAGCTAATTCGCGACACGCTTTCCGGAGATTCGAAAAATAGGGCGACCATCACAGTCAAATGGGATGGTGCGCCAGCTGTTTTCTTTGGTATCAATCCGGAGAACAAGAAATTTTTTGTTAGCACAAAAGCCCTCTTCAACAAGACACCAAAATTGGCCTACACGGATGCCGATGTAAATGAGCATTTCGGTCATGCGCCAGGACTTGTAGCTAAGTTGAAAACATCCCTCAAATATCTATCAGATCTCGGAGTAAACACGATATATCAAGGTGACCTTCTCTTTACGGATGACAAGAAAATGGAGAGCATAAACGGTGTGAAGTATATTACATTCACGCCAAATACGATTACCTATGCCGTTCCAAGTGATAGTGACTTGGCACAGAAAATCAAAAGGGCGAAAATGGGCATCGTCATTCATACTGAATATACAGGAAAAACTCTCGATACTCTTTCGGCCAAATTCAATATAGATGTATCAGACCATTTCAATGACGCTGATGTGTGGGTGCAGGATGCCTACTTCAGGGATGAAAGTGGTACGGTAAATTTCTCAAGGTCGGAAGTGGATAAAGTCAATGAACTGATTTCGGAGGCGGAAAGGGTTTCCAAATATGTCAAGGAAGATATCTTCAAGAAAATGAAGAGCTTCGGTCTTTATGAACTGTTCAGGATATTCCACAATGAGAACATCAAGAACGCCCAAGCATTACGCTCGATCACTTCCTATTATGAAGATTTTATGTTCTTCATAAAAAGAAGGTATGAAGAACAGGCTGAGCAGGTGAAATCACCAGAGGCCAAGAAAAGAAGAATGGAAATGATAGATTCTGCTCATCATTTTCTTCATAAATATAAGAGAGAAATAATGGGATTACTGTATCTTTACCTGATTTTCATCCGCCTGAAAAATATTTTTGTAAGGAAATTCGGGGAAATCAGTAACATCGGAACATTCATCCGTAGTGGTGATGGATACAATGTCACAAAGCCGGAAGGTTTCTGTGTTATTGACAAGTCTGGTAACATATTGAAACTGGTTGACAGGCTTGAATTTTCAAGGGCAAATTTTACATTGGAGAAGAACTGGTAGGAGGAAATAGAAATGGGATATTTTACGAATGATACAGAGGAAGTTAAAAAACTACAGGAAATATACGAATCTCAGATTTCCGAGGGTCTTATGAGTTGGGTCTGGAAAAAGGTTTATGCCGCGGATGCACGAAAATTATCCGCTTCCGAAATTGAGAAGAAGATTGCATCGTGGAAAGACTTAGAGAAAGATGCGAAAGATATTCAAACTCAACAGCAAGGTTTTGAGAAGCTCGGGCCCGGTGTTGCTGATACCAAAAAATTGAAAGACGCAAGAAAAGCCTTAGTCAATATTGCCCAGGCTATATCAATATATTCAGCAGAATTGAATAAAAAGAAAAATGAAGCAAAGAAAAGTGAAAAGAAAGAGGGTGAAGGCGATAAGAAATAATGGCCAGAACATACTATTATTATAAAATTTTCAGAAAAACTCTTATACAATTTCTCGATATGTTGAACGAGATATATGTGGCGAGGTATGACAATGACGGGAATATTACAAAGACCGTACTTGTTCCTGTAAAATTTGGCCCAAAGGAAAAGGCCTATTACTGGGTCAAGGAATATTCCACAGAAGAACAACTCCCCATTATCTCCGTAACTCTTATGTCAATAGATTATGACAGTACGAGACTTGGAAACAAGAATGTCGATATTGTTGTGTCAAAGGACTATGAGCAGGCTACACAGGAAATCGTCAAGAACCTTGTACCGTATAATTTTCTTCTCAATGTGAACATCTGGGCACTTCACATTGTTGACATTGACCAGATTTTGGAGCAGATATTACCATTTTTCAATCCGTTTACGATGATAAGGATTGGTGTTCCGGAATTGGATGCCAATATCGAATTGAAGGTTGTTTTCAATAGTGCCACACCGGATATTATGGAAGATTGGGGAGAAGAGGATTGGAGAGTGTTGAAATGGACATTGACATTTACAATACAGGGATATTTTATACTTCCGATATCAGAGGAAGGTGTCGCAGGAAACAAACTCATCGAAAAGGCGATGGCCAGGATTTATACGACCAAGGGCGCAATGGAAACTGAAACAGAAACCACCTTCACATCTGGTGCCAGCGGGAATTATGCTGAGGCTGTTTATGTGGAAGCGCTTGGGTACGATGAGACAGCAGGAATACTGTCAAGATATGAGATTTTCCCTGGCAGAGGAATTTGGGATCCATAAGGGGTAAAAATGGCATTATCGGTAAATGTAAACAGGGCGACCCCCACCAATTTTAAGCTGGTTTTTCCCGTATTACCATCGGAGACATCCCGTGCTGCGACTGCTGAACTTGAGCTGAATTTGTTTGGAACCGTCATCCCCGGCTTGGCACTTGATAATGTTGAAGCTCCCTGGCAGGGTGGCAGATTACAACTACAGATTGGAAAGCTTACTTTTGACTCTTGGACAGTCAATTTTATTGTAGATTCGGAATTTAGAAACTGGAAAGCTCTGACAAATTGGATATTTTATATAAATAATAACAAGGATAGGTTTGGTGTTATACCGAATGAGATGGTTATTGACGCATCACTTCAAATATCCGATAATTTCGGTGGGAGTGTCCTCGCTATAAATTTTAAAAATGTTTGGATACAGCAGCTCGGAGAGCTTACTCTTTCTATGAGGGATGGGGAGGCCGTACTCGAAGGTTCTGCAACATTTATGTACGATAGATATGAAATCGGTTAAATTTTTATAAATATTATTGAAATATCCATAAATATATAAGGAAAAAACTCGGAGGATCAATAAAATGGCATTTTATTTGTCACCACTCGTAGATGTAAATGAAATAGATTTGTCTACTACTATTCCAGCGGTAGCCACTTCTATTGCCGCAATTATTTTGCGAAATACTTATAAAGGGCCGGAAAGAAAGAAAACGCTGATAACGACCACAAATGAATTGATAGATTTTTTTGGAAAACCAACGAATATAGCGAATTGTTATCAAGATATTCTTTCGGCCACGGGTTATTTGAGATATGGTAACTCACTTTACTGCACGAGAACGATGCCCGTCTCAGCAACCTTCGCCGGAACTATGGCAGTAAGTGGATCAGAAGCAACATTTTCACCTTTCTCTGTGGCCGATGCCCTCAAATTGGGCGATCTTGCAAGTCAAGACCCCGATAATTTCGCAGATGATGTTTCTCCTATTGCGGGCTTCCCGTTCTATCTTATTGCAGATTCAAGAGGCGCCTGGGGGAACAATATCAAAGTAGCCGTTATTGATTATACGACTTATAATCAAATAGCATCGGGCGGCCATTCAGATTGGGAAACCTATCCAGACATTTCGGCAATTGATAGCCCGCTTCTCAGCAGCAAATCATTTTTAATTGTTGTATCAGTAAAACCACAGGGAGAAACATCTTATGTGGTAAAAGAATATTGGAATGTTTCTACCGATGAAGATATAGTTGATGATCAGGGTCAGAAGCTCTTTGCAGAAACGAAAATCAATTCACAATCATCTTATATTAGAATTTCTCTGAATGAAACACAGAAAAATCAGGACATCACAATTTCAACTTCCAATTATCAATTATTTGGTGGTGGTGCAGATGATCAGGGAGATCAAGTAACAGATGCACTTATTATGAATGACATTGACCTTTATGCGAATGCAGAAGAAATTGATGTCAATGTATTTATTGATTCTAATAAATCAACTACAGTAAAATCATATCTTGTTTCAATTGCAGAAACAAGAAAAGATTGTATTGCTGTTCTTGATTGTCTCTATGAATCTGTCATCAATAACTCCGGTAATGAAGCCACTTCTCTTAGAACATATAGACAAAGTACATTGAATGAGAATACCAGTTATGCATCCATTTATGGAAACTGGATTGAGATTTATGATAAGTGGAATGGGAAATATAGATGGATTCCGGCCTCCGGTTTTATTGCCGGGATTTATGCAAATACAGATAATGTTTCCGATCCTTGGTTTGCTCCTGCCGGTCTGAATAGAGCGCTTCTTGGAAATGTCAGGAGGCTTGCTTGGAACCCAACTCTCGGAGAGAGAGATATTCTTTATAAAGCGGGTATTAACCCACTTGTATCTTTTGCCGGACAGGGAAAAGTTGTTTGGGGTCAGAAAACACTTCTCGATAAAGAATCTGCTTTCAATAGGATTAATGTTCGTAGGCTTTTCATTGTCCTCGAAAAGGCAATTGCCACCGCAGCAAAATATTTTCTCTTCGAACCAAACGATGATCTTACAAGACTTCTCTTGGTTAATATGATTGACCCATTCTTGAGAGATGTTCGTTCCAGAAGAGGTATTTACGATTATATGGTTGTTTGTGATGAAACAAATAATACACCGGAAAGAATTGACAGAAACGAACTCTGGTGTGATATTTATATCAAGCCTACAAGGGCCGCAGAATTTATCGTTTTGAACTTTATTGCAACCAAGACCGGCGCTTCCTTTACGGAGCTTGCCGGAGCATCAACGGGAGCGTAAGAATAATTGGAGGAATAAACAATGCCAAGATTTGATATTGACAGTTATAGGGCATCATTTCAAGGTGGAGCAAGACAATATCTATTCTACTACAAACCAATGTTTCCAGCTGGTGTAGCAGGAACAGATACGGAAAAGGCAACATATCTTGTAAGAGCCACAAATTTGCCGGAGACAACATCTGATGAAATTATGACAAACTGGCAAGGTTTTGATTTTAAATTTGCTGGAAAGTATACCTATGGTGATTGGACAGTTACTTTCAATGTAGATATTGATGCAAAAATTCAGCAGATGTTTATGCAATGGGCTCAGCTTGTTCACGATCCAACAACGAATTTGTATACACCACCAAATCTCTATATGGTGGATCAGCAACTCGAGCTTTTGGGTTACGATGGCAAGCCCATTATGAAGTATAAGCTTTTTGGGGCTTGGCCAAAATCAGTTGGAACTGCCACACTTGATTACTCCGCAAACGATGTTGTTCAATTTGATATGACATTTACCTACATATATCATATTTCTGATAATGTAAGTTACGGTGCAACGGTGACTTTCGGATAATAGGTATTATATAAATACTTATAACCCGTACCACGCTTAGTGAAGAAACTAATGGATCGAAAGGTCTGAAGGGTACTTGAACTCTTCAGACCTTTTTATTTGGAGGAAGGATGCCAGAGATATTATTTGATGTTGATACATATAGGACAAGATTTTCTGGTGGAGCCAGACAATTTTTGTTTTATATTCTTTTGAAGTTGCCACCCGCGGCCACTAAGGAAGTTGGTTCATCTTTTATGTCCGCAAGTACAGATGGGTGGAAGAAGTGGTTTGTGCCAGCAGCCAATAGTGTTCTTACAACATATGGATTGGGTTCAGATTTTGATAAATGGCCATATTTGGTAAAGGCGACATCTATTCCAGAGGCGTCCTTTGATGAAATTCCAATTCCGTGGCAGAACCTTGATTACAAGATAGCGGGTTATAGAAAATATGGTGATTGGACAGTTGATATGAATGTTGATATTAATGGTGATATTATCGAAAGAATGTATAGCTGGCAAAATCTGATTCAGAGAACATCAATGGGAAAAAATGATGGTGGAAGATCGTCATCAAGAATGTATATGCAAGACCAAGAGGTTCATATGATAGATTATTCAGGAAATATTGTAAAATCTTTTGTTTTGAGAAAATGCTGGCCGAAATCAGTTGGTAATATTACCTTTGATTATGCCTCAGCTGAAATTCTGACAATGAATGTGGTTTTTTCTTTCTATAAAATGGAACTGGAAACAAAACCGTCTACATCTTTGTCAGACGCGATAAAGCGAGGTTATGAAAAAGTAGCGGGGATGTTGACAAAATGAAGGTTAATATTGATATTCAATCCTATAAATCCAGATTTCTTGGTGGTGCCAGGCAGTATTTATTCTATGTAAATCTTCAGTTCCCAAATTTTGGTAATATTTTGAAGGCGGCCGCCGAGGGTGTATTATCTGGTATGAAAACCATAGAGGATTTGAGTAGTGGGGCCACGGATGAAATCCTCAAAAAGGGTGCGGTTGAAGGTTTGGGCGCAGCCACAGATGTTTTCTTGTTGAATAATTCTACATCAAATTTTCCATATCTTGTAAAATCTACATCATTACCAGATTCTACATTGGAAGAAATTCAAACTTATTGGGTTGGCCAGAAATTCAAGATGGCCTCAACGAGGTCTGATGGGGATTGGAGTGTGACATTCATAGTTGATAATGATGCAAAAATTCTTACAAGATTTTGGGCCTGGCAAAAAATAATACATAATCCACAAGCCAATATCTATGGTAAACCAGTTTCCTATATGGTTGATCAAGATATTCATCTTTTAGGCTTTGATACTGGGAGCACAATTTGCTGTTTTAAACTTTATGGGGCTTGGCCAAAAAGTATTGGACAAATTCAATTAGATTATCAGACGAATGATTTGGTTCAATTTGATGTTACTTTTTCATATCAATATCATACAATAACGGAGAGAGAACCCGGTGCTCTTGCAACATTCTTACAAAGGGGCGGAAGAAGTCTTTTGGACTTGAATATAGAGGCGATAAGAGGGAAGATACCACTATAAGGAGGTTTTTATGTCAAATTTTAAAAGGTATATCAATGTGTATGAATTTGAAACTGTTTTGCCAGGAAACGGTAAAACTGTAAAATTCAAACCAATTACAACAGGTCAAATTAAAAAATTATTAATGTATGAAAATGCTGAAGATCAGGCAATTATTGAAACTGCCCTTGATGAAATTCTGGAGGGGTGTGTTATTGGAGAAGATTTTAAAGTAAGTGATTTATATTTACAAGATAGATTTTTTCTATTACTGGAAATTAGAAAAGTTACGAAGGGGAATACATATCAATTTCAAACAATATGTCCAAGTTGTGGCAGCCAATCACTACAAACAGTAAATCTTTCTGAAATGCCTGTAAAGCTTCTTGATTTTGGGAAAAAGAAAGTTAAAGGGTCGGAAACTCCTCCGGCACAAAAGAAAAAGAAATCTCAACCTCTCCAAGAAATTAAAACCGAAGAGATTTCTCCTGAAATAGTAGAGAAGGAAATTTCTGAACCTGATATTGTGGAAGTAAATGATAGAATTAAAGTGAGAATGTCTCTGGTTACGAGAGGAATACAAAAACAGGCGATGGAATGGGTAAAAAATACTTATCCAGAGGCCGCGGATGCCGAGAAGGCTATTCAGACAATGACCGCCATTCTCGCCCTTTCAATAAAGGGAATTATTACACCGGACGGTGAAGAAACAGATTTGAGCATCGAAGATAGAGTTTATTTATTGGATGCCCTTACAGAACAGGAAGAAGTAAAATTACCAAAATGGTTTGAAAAATATGATTTTGGTGTTGACTTTTCCATTAATATAGAATGTCCTCAATGCCATCATAAGTCAAAGAGAGATGTTCCACTTGAAGATTTTTTCTTCTAATTTATACATTGTGTTGTGGCACGAGCTTGCACGTTATTACAGAGGAGCAATATTATTTAGCAAGCCGGGCGAATATAAGTATTGAGGAAAGCAACCTCTTACCAGATTTTGAAAGGGAGGCCTTTCTCAATCTCGTTATAAAAGATATGAAACAAAAAGCAGATGCTATGAAACAACCAGATAAAACACAGAAACAGGGGAAATAATATATGGCTACAGCCAAAGCATTACCAAAAGAAATGCAAGACTTTGCTAGAGAATTTAGTAAGGCCTTCGCCGCATCCGCATCAAAGGAACTTCTAAAATTTCAGAAACAAATAGAGAAGTCTATGCCAAAGGATGTCATTGGTACTAAAAGAGTAAAAAGTCCTGAAGATCTGTATGATAAACTTGAAAAATTAGAAAAGAAAAAAGTAGAAGAAACAAAAAAATTAGATAAAAAATATAGAACAGATGAAGAAAAAAAGGAAGATAAAAAAAGAAAAGCGGAACTTGAAAGATATTATAAAGAACTACGAAGAACAGTAACAGTAAGAGAAAAGGTCGAGAAATGGCTCTTACAGAGATTTTGGGGCCGAACATTTTTAAAAGCTTGGTATGGTTTTTGGAACCTTAAAGTTCTTTCCACAATAAGAGAAGGAATAGGCAGGATCACGGGTTTTTTTGAATCACAGCTTCACGATATATTGGGAGATATGGCACCAATTTTTGATTTGGCAAGAGATTCTCTTGTCACTCTTAAAAATGCGGCGATTGGTGTAGGTGAGGCTTTATGGAAAATAGCCAAAAGTTTATACTCTATGGCCCCGATTAAAAAATTCTTTGATAAAGTTGGTTTGCAGTTCAAAAAAATAATAATTTTACCATTCCAGAAAATATTCAAATCTCTAAAGGGGTTGACCGCTCTGTTCAAAATTAAAAATTGGCTGTATCAGGCCGGTAAAGAATGGGTATATCAAAAGAAAAGAGAAGCCAAAGAAAAAATTATAGGTTGGGTAAAGGATAAAAAAGATAGGGCAAAATATTGGCTTCAGATGAAATTAGAGGCCGCGAAATTCTGGTTATGGCAGAAAACAAAAGGTATCGGAAAATGGCTTACGAAGCCATTCGCAAAAATAAGTAGAAGCGCTCTGGGTGGTATGTGGAATGCTATGAAATGGATGATGCCCTTTTTTATTGGTGCAATTGCGGGGCTTATGGGCTCTTTTATGACAATGCTGGCCCCGCTACTTCTTCCCGTTGCTATTGGTTTACTTGCTTTGGGTGCCGGGGCCCTGATACAAAATCTTATTAAAGATCCCGAATTTCAAAAGGATTGGGAAATTTTTACAGATTGGGTAGTTGAGAAATTTAGAAATCTATTTGATCTTGTTCTGAAAACTATCAAAGATAAAGCATTAGAATATGGTTTAGACATCGCGAGCTTTGGCTTGGCAACTCCTGCCCGAAGGGCTATGGAAAAAAGATTAAAAGACATTGAGGAGGAGGAGAAAAAAAGAAGAAAGCCCATTGAAGAAGAAGAACATAGACGCATAAGAGAAGATCCTGAATATAGAAAAAAAATACTCGAAAAAATGAAACAAAAGCGAGGTATGGGAACAGAAGGTGTAGGAACAAAAGGTGTAGGAACAGGGCCCGCCGGGCCTGCAGGAACAACTGGAGCAAGAGGAAAACTTAATGTAGCGGAAAGATTGAATAATCCAGGCAATATAAAAGATCAGGGAACAGATTTTACCGATTATCTGAAACAAAAATATGGCGCGACAAATAGTGGTGTTAAGGCAGCAGACGGTGGTACATTTCTGCAATTTCCAACACCAGAAGCCGGTTTTGCTGCAATGAAAGAGGCATTAAAAACTAAAAGTGGCAGTAAAACTGTCGATGAACGATTGAAACAATGGAGTGGTGGTGGATATGGTGGTGGAGTAGCCCCACATCTATCAAATAGAAAAGTTGCTGATTTGTCCGATTCCGAAATAAATGATTTGGCAAAAAGAATGATGAAGCAGGAGGGATTTAGAGGTCAAATTGCTGGAGCGCAGACAGGGGGAAAAATTACTGGTGGGCAAACCATTCCAGGCAAAGGAATTGACAATAGACTTATTG